TCGAACACAGAGCCTGCCAGGACATCCCCAAAAATTCCAGGTCAACCGGCGCCCAAAAGTTCATCTCCGGAACCAACGTTTTCCCAACCGTTAAGATGAACTGCTTAACTTCGTTTGCTGGCAATCGCCGGACCATGCTCACTAAATAGTTACTGTTTGTTGTTAGTTGGTAGATTAGTTTTTCACCAGACACCAAAGGGCCAAATCCGGGGTTAGCGTGAGCGTCGAAAGGTTGTTTACCTGCAGCTGCTGAGGGCCGTCCCCGTTTGTCGAAAAGGCCGCCCTGGCTGGCACGCCTGCCGCGGGAGTTAGATTCGTAGCTGGGGAAGAGCCGGGGTCCTGAGTGGCCACAACCAGCGACCTTCCAAGGAATGAGGGCGACGCTTGACCAAAAATAACCCAGCCGGGATTAGCCGTTAGTGCTTGAGTGGCGGTCTGGAAGTTCACGAATTTCAAATCCCCGGGGACGCCGGAAACCGTCCGCCACGCGCTACGCTCCCACCAAATAAGGACGCCGATATCGGTGTCATAAAATTGCTCGAAATCGGCCGGGGCGCTTGGCCGTTGGGCAGTAGAGCCGAAGTTAACCAAGCTATTAAACGGAACCCAGCTGGCGCCGTCGAAAAGATACCAGCCCAGGGGTTCGCCGTAAGCGGTTGGAGCAAGGTCCGTAGCGTCCAGAGTAGTTTTCAACCACAAAGGCGGATTCGTTACCGAGGGAGTGCTGTTCCCGATTGCATACGGGGCAGTGAACGAGGCGCTGAGGTCCTGGGGAGTGTATCGATTGGTGTTATCATTCCAAACCCACCATTGCGTTCCGCCCTTAAGCCACGGACCGACATTAGAAGTTGGCTCAACGTCCCCGATGAAAATGAAGTTTACTCCGTTGGGAGAAACGATTCGCATCCGCTTAATCATTTCATCAGACAGCTGCTGAGGCGTCCCCTTGAATGTCACCGGGATTTGCCCCATCTGGATGAATAAGTTTGTTGCTATTAAAGACATAAGTTTATGGAATGTTGACTATCGAGCCTGCCATCTGCAAAGACTGAGTTGCCACTGCATACCCTTGAATCTCGACGTTTATCTGGGTAAGTGTGGGAGAATTTGGAACGTTGAACGTATACGTCCCGGTAGTATACGCCGCCGAGCCGCTTAAAGAAAAAATATTGGTTGAGCCATTATACACAACTACGATTATGTTGTTAACATTAATGGGCTGGCCTCCCCCCACCGAAGCGACCAAAGTGAGTTGACAGTGCGCCGGAGGGCCCTGATAATACCCTGTCACATACCCGGATTGATTTTCCACGAATTCGAATGCCGGATTTCCTCCAATCATTTCCGTGTGCAGCGAAAATCCTGCGCCGGGCGGGCTGAAACCGCCGAAGCAATTAGGGACGCCGCTTACTTCCACACCAATACAGCCCAGGCAAACCGGATTGCCGTAAATAAAGGTAGTCCAGGGCGGCCCGGGAGGAGGCGGAGGCGGAGGCGGAGGAGGAACCGGGACAGTGCCGCTAAGCAAAACAGGAATGCAACCAGTTAACGGAGACTCTCCATCTATGGTTATTTTCGTGGCCTGATACCAGCCCTGCGCGGAGCTTTCAACTACCGTGCCGGTGAATCCGGCAATTAGTTTAACGCCGTCTTTATAAAGGTTGTAGCTTATAATCCCCGAGGCCTGAGGAAGCGGCATCCGAAAATACATTGTGCCAGAGGCGGTGATTGGGGGGAACGGGCCGGACTCTCCGGACGCGGTATTAACCGTTACCCAATATACCCCGGGGGTGAACACAACCACCGTATTTGGTAGCAGTCCATCCACCACCAATTGAAAAGGCTGGCCGGATTCCTGAGTCGAATAATACACGTTGTAAGCGAGACCATCCGGAGGCTGGGCGAAGTTTAAAAAGTTGCTCAGAAGTTTTATCATCGGACAAAAGCCGCCGTCATCGAACGTTTGGTCAATAAAGGCGACGCCGCTCGATGAAAAGATAATCGGGCATACCGGTGGCGACACGTATTCGATTTTAGGGCGCCGGAGAAAAAGATTTTCAAGAACAGTGTTCACGGGTTTATAGTCCTAAGCCTACCGACAGCGTAGGCGGCACTATGGCCGATAGTTCCATCTCCGCCTGCTTGGTTGCAATTATCTGGGCGACCCGGTCGGCCGCTTCCTGGGAAACTATACTTTCCGCGGAGCCGACACCCACCGCGCTAAAGTCGCCGCTATGCAGCACCTGGGTTTGATTCGACAAAAAATCCTGCGTATTAATTGAAGCTAGTTCCGCTATTACCGCGTCCAGAGTGGCGCCTATCGCTGCTACTCCATCAAACCGGACCGCGTTGATTCCCGTTTCGTCCTGGCAAGCTGTCCCGTCGCCGGACTGGTCTTCTACGTAAGATTGTGCGAAGGAGCGAATCCACCGAATCGTGGCCGGGCCGTGGCCCACAATCAAAAACTGAAAGCTGTCGTCTATGTTATCGATGTCGGCGCGCTCCACTCCGCAATTTCCGGAGGGAGGATTCGCGGGCTGGGAATTCGCATCCTCAGTTCTCAGCACCCGGGATTGAGGTTTAAACGCGAACACCTGAGAATCAGCGGTTATCTGCTGGGTGTTATCCAGGCTGCCTTGCGCAACTAAAATCCGCTTTGTCATCATGGGCCGGTATTGCCCCCGGCAGCCGGGAGCAAAAAATACTCCCAGGTCTAAATCTTCAGAAACTCCAGCCAGAGCAACATCCAACCAGGACAGGCGACACCTTTCGCCAGGGTTCTTTTGCTGACTGGGCGCTGACATCCCGAAGTGTGAACGAGTCTCAACGGCCCAGGTGATTGGGCATCCGTTGTCGAGCTGTTCTTTTTGGAACGCTTCCCATAGCCGGTTATTTCCATCCGTATCAACCGAGACATAAAGTGCTCTTTCTACTCCGCCCATTTCTCCGTATACCCATTCCACGGGCCGGGTTCCGGTCCACATGCCCGCCCAGGAAGGTCCAGAGTCATCCGCAAGAGTCGCGAGGCTTGCATTGTTCATTACCCAAGTGTGCTTATTGTAGATGTCCTCCGCGGGGACTGACATCATGAGGTATTGCCCGAAAACTCCAGCCGCTACTTGGCTGACGTCGGTATCAATTCGAGCTTTGCTGATTAGCATTTCGTTGTCCCGAACCGGCAATCTGGCGGTCAGTTTTCCGGAAGTCGCGGGGTCGAAAATCGCTACGCCGGATTGGGAAAACCATACAAGATGCCCGTAATGGGAGACCGCGGAGCGGTGCGCTAGACACCCGACTTGAACAACCTCGCTTTGAAAATCCTCGGTAATTGACCATTGGGTCCTGTCTCGAATGTTTGCTTGAACAATCGAGCCATTTCGAGAAGTGAATACGAAAAGCTGCGGGGACTCAATCGAGGGAGTCACTGCTAAAGCGGTGATTTCGCCATCGAAGAAAAAAGCCTCGTTTCCGCCAAGATAAACTTTTTCCCGGAAGCTGAACGGGTTCGAAATATCGGACGCGAACAACGTATTGTCCCTGGCTACCCAGAGCCGGTCACCAACCCAGGCCATAGGCCCCCCGGCCGGGGTATCCAGGGCGTTTCCGCTAATCTGTCCGGAATTTGAGCCATCATACCAAGCGGGCGCGGAATTTCCGCCGTCCTGCACTAACAGAACTGACTTGGGAGCAATCAAAGAAATCGAAGAATTGAGCCCGGCCGTATCCCGCTGCGCGGCTTGAGTAGTATGCGCCCAAAAAACCTGCTTGGCATTTGGGGCGAGGGTGATATTGGGGATTTGCTTTAAATCCTCGAACGGAAAAGTAGTAACATAAAGCTTCCCATCGATAGCGATTATGATTTGCTCAAGACCGAGGATGGGGCGAAAAAGAGTGGCGCCCTGTAGCCTTCCCACCGGAAGCTTTTGAATGCATTTATACCCGGGCCGTGTGGAAAGAACGCCGCCCAGATTCAGCAAGTTCATGCCGGTCCAGTAATATCCCAGCGGGAGCTGTGAAGGTTCCATATCGGACTTCGCGCCCCGGAAAAAAGTTGCGTCCCAATCTACTAGCCATTTCATCGAGCCCCCTTACTTCGATTCTCAAAAATAGATAAAGGCCTTTGATTAGAAAAATGAAAACAAGCCTTCTCTTGCATGGGGTCCGTCAAATCAAAGGAGACACAGGGCCTTATGTGGTCAATCTCCCACACTTCCCCCCAGTTTTCCCAGGTCCATCCAGAATGAAATTGAGACTCAATGTGCTTTTTAAATTGCTCCACCGTGCATCCTAACCGGGCCTCAACATTTCTAGAGGAACATTTTTTTGCTTTCAAAGCATACCATTGACGACTTCTGAGATTTTTTTCTATTCTATATTCTAGCTTTTCCGACATCCTTTTATGGTGCCAACGGAGACTGTTTATGCTGGCCCTTTCTCGATTATTCTTTGCCCACAAAGCAACTCTTTTTAATATCCGCGTTTTGTTACCTAAGTAATGCCTTTTTTTGGCGGCCCAGGCGTTAAAAGAATTTCCGACAGCTTCAGCTGTAAAAAGAAACTGCGCAAAATACAAAGTTAATTCCTTAGAACTACTCATCGAATGTCGTAGTCGGCCTTGTCCCGAGGGTTCGATAAATCCAGGACTTGGGGCGGCATATACGTGGGCGGTTCGAGTTTGAACTGCGCCTCAACCTCCAAACGCGCGGCGTCCGCCTCGTAAGCATGGGCCTCATCTACCTTCAAATCTTTGTAACTTTTTCGCGCCTGCATAGCCAGGAGGAATCCCACTCTGCTCTGAAGTTCGATATGGTCGAAGCGGCTGAAAAACTGAGGGTTGTTTTTCAGATACGCAATCCGGACCCAGTTGCAAGAACGATTGAGCTTGATTCTCCGATACTGTGGCAGGGTTTCGTCAGGTTCGTAAACCGCGAGCAGGGTGCCCGTGGTCCCAGAATCGTCAATAGTAGAAAGACGAACCGAGCCCGCTGTTCGGTCCTTGAAAACTCCCGTGATGCGCGCGATAAGCGGGGCTTCAGAATCTGGGACCGCGTAGCCGTAAATCGTGGGAATGCGAACCCCGTTTATCCACTGGCCGTTTTCGAATCGCCGCAAAACGTTTCCCGCGCTGTCGTATCAATATACAACCAGCGTGCTGCCGTTATCGTCCGGACGCTGAAGATAAGCGACCAGCTTCGAGGGAAGAATCAGGTCGCGATAAGTCGAATGGAACCGTCCCTGGTCTGTCCAAGCCCACTCACAGATAGTGCGACAACTACCGGGGCCGTTAAGATGAAACTCAAAAAGCTGGTCACGTCCAAAAACGGGTTGGCCGCCGACATTGACGCCGATAACTGTTTGAACCTCTCGCGGGAGAGACACACATCTTCGACCACACCCGGCCGGAGACTGGCAGGTAGAGGTATCCTGGCAATTACAACCCGCGGTGCAGATGTCAAGATAGCCTTTCCACCCTTCGAGGTCCGCTTTATTGCAGATAAGAGACACGGCATCACCCATCCAACGAAAAAGTTGCGTATCATCGCACGCGCCAAATATCTTTTTACACTCATCGAACACATCATCGACCCTGAAAATAAGTAGCTCCTTTCTGCATGTTTTCCAGACAAGTAAGAGGTTGTAAATTTCTAAAACTGAAACAGGCTCTCTGCTGTTCTGGGTCCGTCAGCTCGAAAGCTGCGCACGGTTTTATATGGTCTACTTGCCAGTAATCCCCATAGTTTTCCCAGGTCATTCCGGGTTTAAATTGGGATTCTAAATGTTGTCTGAGGGCTATCATACTACACCCCGTTAATTTTTCGGAGGAAGATGCCTTATATCCCTTTTTAAGGGCTTGCCGTATTCTGTTTCTAATGTTTGTCAAAAGTCTGAACTCTGGGTCAATCTTTCTCCTGTTTAAAAGATATTCATTGTGAGTCCTGCGGTTTTTCTCTCTGTTTTTAATTATCCAAGCCCGAGTTGTGGCAGAACATTTATTCCGATTTTTAGCTTTCCAGATTCTTTGTTGTTGTCTAAGACGATTAAGACGATAAAAAAGCATTCCTAAAAGTATTGTTTTAATACTCGTCATCTTCACCCTCTCCTTCCGC